CTGCGCGAGATCGCGGACCATCTTGGAGATCATCCCGTACTGTTCGTCGTCCCGCGCCTCCTTGGTCACGCGGAGCCCCAGGGCGAAGGTGAAGATCGTCTCCCGGCGCCGGAGGCCCTGCACGATGTTGGAGAAGCGGATCGGCGTACCTTCGGCCTTGAGCTGGAAGCGACCGACCCCGGCCATCCGGTAGTCGTCGAAGAACGCCTTGGTCATCGTCTCGGTCGTTGCGAACGCCGGGTAGATGAGGGCGATCTCCTGGAACTCCATGGCGAAAATCTTGTCTACGAAGGCTTCGAGCAGCTCGGGAGCGATACCACGAGTGATTGAGGGCATGTTGTTACTCCCTTACTGCCAGGAGGCGATGACGAACACCAACTCTGTGCGCGTACCGCCGAACTCCCGTTGAGAAAGTCCGTTCTGGTTGAGGATGTCCACGATGCGTGCGTTCACCATCGTAGTGTTAGCCGCCTTCTTCTCGATGCCCCACGGGCCCCCTACCGTGGAGCTGAGCTGGTAGAGGACGCCGATGTCGGTGTCGGCGATGGCGGTTGTGGTGCCAGGGTTGTCGGCCAACCAGAAGTTAGATGTGGCCAGGACCAGCCCGGGGTCGCTGATGAGGGCGTAGCTACGTTCCGCCACGCCGTCGAACCCGGCAGCGAGGGGGGCAGCAGAGTCGGCCGGGCGCGAGCCTGCCCGGATACCCTCTGCCGGTTCCAATGCGAAGCCCACCACGACATCGGCGACTAGCAGCTCGGCACCGCCGCTACTAGATAGGAGACCACCGACTACCCGTAGGGGGTCACCAACATCCCATACCTGTGATGCGGCGACGCGGCCGTAGCCACGGCCCGCCGAGAGCCCTTGGCCAACAATGCGGAAACCAGACATGATCTACTCCCTTCCTCGGATCAGCGGTATTCGAGCCCGTGGTCTTGGCGGGCGAAGTAGAGAGGGCGCCCACCACTGTAGTAGGCGTACCTCTCCTGGATGCTAAGACCTTCGCTCTCGAAGGCGGCCCGGCCGTCGTTGCGCTGGGCAGCAGCCCGGGCCTCCTTCTCTAGACGGTTCACAAGAGCCCTCTCCTCGGACATCTCCATGAGGAGGACGGAACCCGGGGTGCGGTAGGAACTGAGCGGGGCGGCCTGTTGGGACGGGTCCAGGGGACTCGTATTACGGACCTGGGTGCTAGGCACCCAGCCATCTAGGGCGTAGTGGTCTTCGTAGCGACGCCGCAGGCCCCAGTAGTAGACCTTACCCGGCTCGGGATTGCGGAGATTGAGGTGCGAGGCACCCTGGCCACGGTGGCAGCCGTAGACCTCGTTACCGTTCACATCCACCACATTGCCGCGGTGGTTGAGTTCCTTCATCTCGGAGAACTGGGGTCCGGCTTCCATCTAGTTCTTCTTTGTTAGGGTGAGCCACCCATCAAGGGTCTTGCGGGCTGCCCCAAGCGCCGTGTAGCGCTTGAAGTCTTCCTCCGTGAGCACAGACTGGCCCATCTCTTCATTCATGCGCGAGAGGCCCTCGCGGATCTCGGGGTTGACACGCCCCTCGCGATCCACTGCACCGCGTGACCCGCCGCCCCACGAGGAAGGAGCCTCGTTGGTCTGCCGCTCGCGAGTTGCCTTGGCCTGGGCTTCTACGAGCTTCTGGCGATTCTGCATGTAGAGCTGCCCCATAGCCCCCTGGATGGTGGCCTCGATAATCTGGCGATCTGCCTGGGCCCAAGGGTTGAGGCGCTCCAGGGCACCAGGGTTGTCCTTGTCCCCTGTCAGGAGCTTGGGCTTGATCTCGCTCTCGAAGAAGCCGGCCCCGAAGTCGTGGTCGATCTCGGAGGCGAATTGGGTGAGGTGGGCGTCGCGCTGCTGGGAGAGGTGGCGGGCGAGGGGCGGCCCCATCTGCTCGCGCACCACGTCCATGGTGTTCTCCTTGATGACATCTACCACCCAGCTCCGCGGGCTCTTGGCGAACTCCTGGATCTCCTCCGTAGAGCTGTCTTCGGCGTCACTGGGAGATGCGGCTGGCGCTGTAGGGGCGAGGGCCTCCACCCGGCTACTCAAGCCCCTAAGACCTTGGACTAGCGCGGGGATGGAGCGGATTGCTGCAACATCCTCGTTCGTCAGCGTAGGGCTCGCCGCCGGGGCGGGCGGGCTCGCGGTGCTACCCGCTGCGGGCGCGGGGGCCGGAGATGCACTTTCGGTCGGGAGGGCGTCGTCAGCCATTCTGGGTCTCCATGTGGCGGCGGCCCTCGGAGTCGTACCTCATGTAAGACGAGGGTACTGCGGGCGCCGGGTTGTCAATGGGGGTCTCCCCGGCCAGGGCCTCGCGGGCGAAATCCCGGCCTAGCAGGCGCCGGTACGCCCGGGCCTCGGAGAGTAGGGAGAGCGCCTCACTCGGGCTCGCCAAGGAATGCTCCACCGCCAAGGCCACCGTTGCTTCGTATAGGCGCTCCAGCTCCCCCAGGTAGAGGGACCACTCCCGGCCCAGGTAGAGTTTGCGCGCCAGGCTGGCCCGGCGGTCCAGCTCCACCTCCACGGGTTGCGAGGAGGCCGGCGAGGTCGGAGATGTTTCCCTTACGGGCAGCGTCGAGCTTGTCAACGTAGTCCTCGTAGTCATCTACTTCGCTCGCTTCGAGGAAGTTGATGAGTGAGCGGGTCTTGCCCTCGATCATCTTCCAGGCCATCTGACGGGCGTTGGGGGTGGCCTGTGGATTCTCAGCCACCTCCATGGCCTTGATGACAGTGATGTAGTGGTTGGTGACCATCTGGTCGATGACCACCGCCTTCTGGCGTTCCGCGTCTGGGTTGTGGACTTCGGAGAAGGAGTGAACGTCGAACTCGACCTGGCCGAAGATAGGCTCGGGGGAGTCCAGGTAGTCCATGATGTAGTTTGAGTCTTTTTCCCCGAAGACACGCTGGATCCAGTCTCCCTTGTTCTTCTCGAACATCTGATAGAGGATGGCCCGGTGCTGCCCCACCCGGGACAAGGCGGTGCGGATCGACTTGAGGGAGCGGGAGCTGTTGATCTGGGACTGCTGGATGAGGCCGACGAAGTTGGTAGCCGGCTGGGGATGCCCTCCCATGCGGGTCTCGCGGCCCAGGTTGGGGTCGGACATCCCACCTACGCGCTCGCCGACCGCCTGTAGGAACCCCATGAGTTGCATCTCGGGCATCACATTCTTGAGGCCGGCACCCAGCTCCCTAACAGCCAGCTCGGGGTTAGAGGAGTAGACGATACGGTTGGGGATCCAGGGCTTGTCTTCGAGCTTGCGGTCGTTGACGATGACCTTGAGGCCGTTGCCGAAGGACACGGCGTCGATGCCCTGATTGAGAATGGTGGTGAGGCCCCGCTGGGGGTGCTCTAGATCCTTGGCCATCCCACGGCCAGACTCGGCGTCGCTACCACCCCGGCGCCGCGTGATCTGGTAGAGGTTGGGGCTGTCGAGCAGGTAGGGGCCATAGATGCACTTGAGGACGCGGCGACTACGGCGGTGCAGGATGACTTGGAGGGGGACGGGGACCTCGGGAACGTCCTGGCCGCGGATGCTGGTGACCCCGGGGATGGTGGAGCCGCTCGCCAGGGTGCGGGCCAGGTCCATCTCGACGTAGACGGTGCGAATGTCGTGGGGCTCGTAGCGAGATCCCATGGAGGCTTCGCTGAGGCCGCTCCGGGCCTGGCGCTCCTTGTGGAGATCGGCGGCAAGACCATCGAGCCCGGAGAAGTTCTCCAGGTCCATGAAGGCAGGCTGGTAAACCTTGTCGTCGGACTGGGCGATGCGATGGAGCTGCCCGATGGTGAAGAAGTCTTGGGCGAAGATGATGTCGGCGTCGCGGATGTTGGCGTGGCGGGGGAAGAGGTAGCGCTCCCGGGGGCGGTGCTTGAGGAGCGGGCCCTCCCCGAAGGAGAGGAGCTGGGGCTTGCCGGTTGGGGTGATGACAGGGCGCAGACGGCGTTCCCACGTCTGCTCCCAGATCCCCTCACCGAGTACCTGCTGCTCTACGATGGCAGGCTCCAGGGTATCGAGGAGGTCTGCCCCAGGCTGGTGGTACGCACCCCAGTTGATGAACTCCAGCATGGAGGAGAGGCGCTCGGCCCACCACTTGTTCTGGGAGGTGGCGCTCCAGAGGCGGGACGTAGAGAGCATCTGTAGGAGGGTGCGGGCCACCTGGGAGTCGGCCTGGGCCATGATGAGCGGGTAGACGAGGTTGGATGCACCGGGCCACGGGAAGGTGCGCCACTCTACTTCGGGCTTGGCCTCGTACCACTCCCACCAGACGGAGATATCCTTGAAGTAGTTGGCGTGCTGCTGCTCCAGCTCGTCGGCGTAGGAGCACAGCTCTTCGCCCAAGGCGATCTGCTGATCGCTGTCGAGGTCTACAGGGTCTCCTAGACGGGGCACTCAGGACACCTCTTAGAGAGTAGCTAGCTGGTACCTGGCGGTACGAGACTACTTGCCGCGCCGGGCGCCACGGTACGAGCCGCCCCGGATAGCGCCGAAGAGACCCTTCTGGGCCTTGGTGAGAGGCTTTCCGTGGACAGAGCCGTGGCTGAGGATCTCGCCAGCCTTCGCCTTCGACACGGGGGTCTTACGACTGTGACGGGCGCTGCGCTTCATCACTCTTTGCCTCCTTCTTGAGAGGCTGGGTCTGGGACGCCTGGGACTTGGGCTTGACACCCTCGACGTCTGCTTCGGTGGTGTAGCCGATGTTCTGTAGGTGGCCGGAGGGGTCGACGAACAGGCCGGTCTTCTCTTCGAGCTGGTAGTGGATCATGAAGCGCCGCTTTCCGTTCCCCGCCGGGGCACCGGGGATGGGTTGGCCGTGGCCCATGACAAGGACGGTATCGACACGCCCCCGCGGCCCTTCAATGGAGATCGGGGGCATGTTCTCGATAGGGGACCAGCCGTAGCGCTGCATGCGGACCTGTAGCTCGCCGGGAACCAGGCCATACACCACTCCGGGTAGGCCACCCTTCTCGACTAGCTCGCAGAGGTTGGGGTAGCGGCCTGAGAAGGTGAGGTCGTCAGAGGTAGGTTCCATCGGAGGCTCGGGCCTACGGATGGTAGGCCCGTGGGCATCCGCCCCGAGCCGGCGGTCCCCGTTGTTGAGGCGGGGGTCGAAGGGGGCGGTGATGGGATTGTTGGCCATGTCGCTTCCTTACCTTGGTTAGCCCTTGAAGTTGTGGGACAAGATGAGTCGCCTCTCGGGGCGCTTGTTGACTACACGCACGATGTCGCTGGTGGGGTCGAAGCCGCGGGGGAAGCCAGGCAGCTCCTTGAGTTCTGCCTCGCAGCGGGCGGCCCGCAAGGCGTCGCCCTGCATGGTGGCGTCGTGGTGGTCCTGGATGATGCGCTTGTAGATGTCCACGGTATCGTGATCGACTTCCCAGAAGATGACGGCCATGGTTAGCTCCAGTTCACGGCGTCGTAGGCCCGCTCCGAGCGGGGGCCATAGTGTTGTTCGCTCCACTTCCTCATGAAGACTTCGTGAGTCGTGAGGGGGCGGGAGATGGCTCCTGAGACGGAATGCTGGGCGAGGGCGTCGAGGATGTCATCGGTGCGCCCGTAGGGATACTCCAACTTCTCCTGGCGGAGCTGCTCTGTCGCCAGGGTGTTCATGTAGATGAACCCGTTGCGGAAGTCGGGAATCAGTGACTTGATGCGGTCGTCCTTGTGCTGCTTCTTGACGGTGATGGGCACGAAGTCGATCTGCTGGTTGCGGTATTCCTTATCCAGCATGTAAGCGACCCAGTGGCGGTAGACCTTGGAGAAGTTGACCTCCTCGATGCAGACCTTGGTGATACCCCACCGGACGGCCATGTTGATGGTGTCCCGGGCCTCATCGAGAGGATCGTGCTGGGTGCCAGTGGCTTCTAGGACGAACTCGCGGCCCCAGGGGTCCATGCCGAGGGCAATCTTGCCGTTGCGGGAATGGTCGAGCTTGCGGAAGCCGTCGGATGGGGCGGGGTCCCAGAGCAAGACCTTCTCCATCTGGCAGAGGTAGACGCGGCGCGGGGCTTCGACACCTTCGTACTGGTCGGACAGGCGATGGATCTTGGCGTCGTAGTGCCCGAGGTCGATGTCGAAAACGAGAGGCTCCCCCGCCTCCGGGAGCTGCTGCACAGTGCCGTGGCGATCCCACTCGGCGGAGAAGGCTTGGCTACGGCCGGCCTGGGGAGCGGACTGCATCTGGGAGGCGAAGTTGTAGGGGTCGCGCTCCCGCATCCGCTGTAGCTCCTCGGTGGACCACTTCTCGGGGAACGTCGAATACTCTTCGCCGGTAGGGGTACGCTCCAAGGCGGGGCGGTGGTAGACGATGTATTCGTCGGACCACTTCTCGCGGACGTAGCGGTAGACATCGGAGTAGTGCCACCGCGTGTAGATGAAGATGTCGTTGCCTTTCTCGGCGGGGCGTTCCAGGTAGCGGGCCGTGTCGCACCATTCGATAGCGCGCTGCATCTCCGCGGTGGAGCGGCTCTCTTCGAGGCCGATGATGTCGTCCTTGATGATGTGGGTCCAGTGACCGCCGGTGGCGGCGCCCCCGATGCCAAGGGCTGTGATGGATGCTTCGGGAATGCCGATCTGTTCGCGGACGAAGAGGATCTGGTCGTCGTTCCACTTCCAGCGCTTTGGCATGGGGTCGTTGGGGTTGGCGATACCCGGCGGGAGCATGTCCGCGTAGAGGATGTGGAAGAGGCGTGACTGCTCG